AACTTCGTTACTGCCCAGGCAAGTGGCACAACGTTTGAGATCGACAGCGTGCCAACAGGCACTGAGGTTTCTTTTGAGATCAGGGCAGTCAGCGGTGTTGATTCAAGCAAGAAATCACCCTATGTCTCTGCGTCGTTCTTTGTTCCGTATGAAGGCATCAACGCTGTTGGCACTGGTGAGAATGTCGTCATCATCCCGCCAACTCCCACTGACGTAACTATTCAGGCAACTGGCAACGATCAGGCAATTTTGCGTTGGGATATTCCTGGCACGGCGCAAAACACTGACGAATTTGTGGCTGTCATCCGCCACGCTCCACAGACAGATGGAACGGGTGAATGGGCGAATAGCACGTTGTTGCGTCGGGTCAAGGCAAGAACGAACTATGCGTTGCTGCCTTTGATTGAAGGCGAGTATCTAGTCAAGTTTGAGAACAACCAAGCGCAGCGCAGCAGCATTGCTCGCAGTGCAGTGCTGGATCTGCCAAATCCAGTTCCACGGCTCAACATCCAGACACGCCGCGAAGATACGGATTCACCGCCGTTCCAAGGCGACAAGGTTGATGTTTTCTACAGCTCTGACTACGACGCGCTGATCCTTGATGGTGACGAAAAGTTTGACGACGTTGCGGATGTTGATGCGCTGTCTGACTTTGATTTCACTGGCAATCTGCTGAGTTTTGGAGAGTATTTCTTCAACTCGGTGCTGGACCTTGGCGGTGTGTTCAACGTCTTGTTTGAGCGCACGCTGTCGACCAGGGGCCTGTATCCGGCAAGTTCAATCGACAAGCGCAATGAGCTGATCGACCGCTGGACTGACTTTGATGGTGCGCTGGCTGATGACACAACGGCGAACCTGTACTTCCGCACCAGCAACCAAGCGGTGACGGATGACGAGATGCTGCTGGAAGACGCTGATTCCTTCCTGCTGGAGGATGGCAACAAGATCCAAATGGAATCGTCAATCACCTTTGGCGAATGGGTGCCGATGGAGTCGGGTCGCTATACCGGCAGGCAGTTCCAATTCAAGGCTGAGCTGCAGTCTTTCCACACTGACCAGACACCGCTTGTTGATGAGCTGGGCTATGTGATGCAGCTGGAGTCACGGACTGAAAGCAGCGCGACGATTGCCTCTGGAGCGGGGGCAAAAGCTGTGACATTTACAAGTGCGTTCTACCAAACCCCGAACGTAGGCATAACGGCTTTCAACCTTGCAACAGGGGATTACTATGAGGTCACATCGACTTCTAGGACTGGATTCACAGTGACTTTCCGCAACAGCTCAAACACTGCTGTGGATCGCAACTTCCAGTATCCATGGCAACCCACGATTACATCATTGCTAATGCGTCTGGTGCGGCAGTCCGCTCTGACCTGAACAACGCGCTTGCGGCAATCGTCAGTCAGAACAGTAGTTCGTCAGAGCCCAGTACAACCTATGCATACATGTTGTGGGCAGACACGGCCAACAACGTTCTGAAGATCCGCAACTCAGCCAATAGCGGTTGGAACGCATTTGCGGCGTTAAACGATACTGCGTTCAGGATCAGCTCAACGGGACAGGTTGGCATTGGCGTGACGCCTGCCAGCAACACTGATCTTGACGTTACTGGGACGATTGCACAGAACGTCGTTGCCATGGGTGCATTAGATGTTGATTGCTCAGCGGGTAATTACTTCACCAAGACGATCAACGCGAATAGCACGTTCACGTTTTCAAACGTTCCAGCGAGCCGCGCCTTTTCGTTTGTGCTTGAGCTGACCCATACATCTGGAACGGTGACATGGCCTGCTTCAGTAAAGTTTCCTGCAGATACCGCACCAACCTTAACGACGGGCAAGACACATCTTTTTGTCTTTGAAACTAATGACGGCGGCACCCGATTCCGTGGTGCGTCACTTGTTGATTACGTCAACTGATAGGACATGACTGTTAATTCACAACGACTGCTACTTGCTGCTGCTGGAGCGGGTGGTGCTTCAGGTGCAACTGATATTGCTTTAGCCCATTCCAACAGTCCTTACCTCAATGTTTACCCTTGGGATCCGGACAATGGTTTCGGGACTAAATATGCAAACCCTTCTACATTGCCAAAGTTCCAAGGTGACACTGTTTCTTGGAGGACTGGTGGAACTGATATAGCAGTCGTTACCAACTTTTCTCCTTTTGTTTGGGTTTATCCTTGGGATGAAGGTTTTGGAACAAAATACTCAGACCCTTCTACTTTGCCGCCAGGCGATGGTTTCGACGTTGCTTTCAGTCCTGACGGGAATGATATCGCTGTAGCTCACTCGGGCAGTCCTTGCATTAGCGTTTATTCTTGGTCTTCTTCAGGTTTTGGGACTAAATATGCAGATCCTGCAACATCGCCAGGTTCGGGAGGTGCAGTTGCTTGGAGTCCTGATGGCAATGATATTGCTGTGGCTTCTGGCAGTGGTGCCAGGGTTAATGTTTACCCTTGGTCTTCAGGCTTTGGGGTTAAGTATTCAGATCCCTCTACATCGCTGCCAAGCAGTGCTAGAAGAATAGTTTGGAGTCCTGATGGAAGTGATTTAGCTGTGGGTCATACATCGAGTCCATTCATTACTGTTTATGCTTGGTCCTCAGGCTTTGGAAGTAAATACTCGGATCCTTCCACATTGCCAGCAAGTCATGGCTCCGGCGTAGACTGGAGCCCTGACGGAAATGATATTGCTGTAGCTCATAGTTTTAGTCCTTTTGTTACTGCTTACCCTTGGTCTTCAGGCTTTGGAACTAAGTATGCAAATCCTTCTACATTGCCGCAAGATAACTGCGCTTGCGTAGCTTTTAGCCCTGATGGCAGTGCTATTGTTGTAGGTAATACTGGTAGCACTCATATTGATGCTTACGCTTGGTCTTCAGGGTTTGGGAGCAGATACTCAGATCCTTCTACGACTCCAGGCGATGTTAATAGTATTGCCTTCAAACCCGTTTGACCCATGAACAAACTTGAGACACTGAAATCTGCCCTAGTCGCTCGAAATGATGAGGTCGAAGGCTATCAAGTCAACATTGATAATTATGAACGCGCTATCGCAAAAATTGATGCTGAATACGCTGACAACCCGCCCATAGTTGATTTTCGCAATAAATTAGAAGAAATGCTTGGGACGAATAAGATTGAACAGCTCAAGGCAATTATTATCCGTGATGTTGTCGCGGACCAAATCACTGAATTGGAGGCCCTCTAATGTTTTACGCCAAGCTTGATGCTGACGGCAATTTGGAGCGTTACCCGTACACGCTCACTGATTTGCGACGTGACAACCCCAGGACAAGTTTTCCAAAAAGCATTTCAAACGAAATTGCTGCAGACTTTGGCTGCGTTCCTGTGACAATGGTTGATCCTCCAGCTGAGGATCACACAAAAAACTTCGAGCGATCAGCGCATCAAGTAGATGGCACCTGGCAAGAGCAGTGGATTGAAAGTGACGCTACGGCTGAGCAAATTACTGAGCGCACCACCGCCGCGTCAAATGATGTGCGCTATCAACGCAATGAAAAGCTCGCAGCCTGTGACTGGACTGTTTTAACTGACAGCCCTTTGACAACAGCTAAAAAGACAGAGTGGAAAGCCTACAGAACTGCACTTCGGGACATCACTGCAGACAGCGGGTTCCCGCATTCTGTGACCTGGCCCACTGAACCCTCCTGATTGCTGAACGATGGCTGACCGCAAGATTTCTGCGCTTACTGCGCTGACCTCACCAGCAACAGGCGATTTGGTGCCGATTGTTGACGTTAGTGAGGCTGCAAACGCCGACAAGAACAAGAGCATCACGTTTGGCACGATGTTCCGTTCATTGCCGGATGGATCTACTGGTGCGCCATCCGTTGGGTTCTTAAGCGATAGCGGCACTGGCGGCATCTACCGCTCTGCTGCTAACGAGCTTGCGTTCAGCATCAACTCTTCCTTTATCGGCAAGGTCACAAGCCAAGGGTTTCAGCTTGGCACTGGAACGGCTGCAGCCCAGCTGCATCTGTTCAGCACCGACACAACCGACCAAGTCATTATTGAAAACAGCGATGCTGGTCTAGATACAGCGCCTGACTTGGTGCTGTTCCGCAACTCCGCGTCACCTGCTGCTAGCGATAACCTTGGAAACCTTGAATTTCGTGGTGAAGATTCTGCTGGCAATACCCACGCTTACGCGCAGCTCGTTTCTCAGATCGTCAGCCCAACCAATGGATCTGAAAGCGGCACGCTGGATCTGATGACCAGTGCCTCAGGGTCTGTTGCAACACGGATCCGGGTCAAGGGCGAAAACGTCGGTATCAACGAGACATCGCCTGATTTTCTGCTGCACGTCACAGACAGCACGACCGGCACAATGGTCGAGTTTGAGAACACAGCAAACGACCCAGCCAGTGCTGCTGACTTGACGCTGAACCATCACCGCAATGGTGCTGCCGGTCAGGACAATGACGTAATCAGCACGGTGTTCTTCCGCAGCAAAAATGATGCCGGCACGCCTGGCAACATTGACTATGCCTCTGTTGAGGGCAGCATTGCCGATGCAAGCAGCACAACTGAAGACGGCAAGCTAAAGCTGAAGGTTCAGACCGCTGGCACGCTGACGACACAGCTGGAACTGAACAGCAACAAGATTGGATTCTTTGGTGCGACAGCTGCTGTGCAGTCCACGCATGTTGCAGACATCACGACAACGGCAACCAGTGGCACACTGCCTACACCAAACGGCACAGTGACGATCAACAACGCGGCATCACCGACAAATGCTGAGTTGCTTGAGTATTGCGTCGAGCTTGAGGCAAAGGTCGAGGCTCTTCTAGCCTTTGCGAGTGCTCATGGCCTGATGGCTTCTAGCTGATGCAACGACCTGACCCAATGATCGCCTCTAAGCCTGGAGCGGAGGACGTACAGGCAATGGCTGCTCGGACGTTGTGGCTTGAGGAGCTGTTTTTCCTTGATGGCCGCGACATGATCAGTCATCCGCAGCATGGTTTGTTTACTGGGCTAGCTCTTAAGTACCAGAACCTGCAGTCAACTGACGGCTACTGATGTCGAAGTCACTTAGTGG